AATGGCTACAATGAATGCAGTCAAAGAAGACCTCGACGAAGTTTTCTCTGGTGAAGATCTGACCGAAGAAGCAAAAGAAAAGTTTTCTACGATCTTTGAAGCCGCTGTTTCAGCTCGCGTTTCACTCGAAGAAGCTCGTCTTGAAGAAGCTTACGAAGATCTTCTCGCCGAAGAAGTAGAAGAAATTAAAGAAGAGCTTACTACAAAGATCGATCAGTATCTCGATTATGTAGTAGAATCGTGGATGGAAGACAACAAGCTTGCTGTCGAATCCACATTACGCGCCGATATTGCAGAGAACTTCATGGAAGGTCTTTACAATCTGTTTGCCGAATCATACATTACAGTGCCTGAAGAGAAGCTTGATGTAGTCGGCGAATTAAAGGCACAGATCGAAGAACTTGAAACAAAGTTCGACGAGTCTGTAAACAAGCAACTAGAACTGCAGTCAATGATCGATGAAGCGACAATGGAAGCGACATTCGACGAAGTGACCGAAGGTCTTGCTGCTACACAAGTAGAAAAGCTTCGTACTCTTGCAGAAGGTATCGAGTTCACAGATTCTGAGTCTTATGTAAAGAAACTCGGCATTTTGAAAAGCAAGTACTTCTCTGAGAGGAAGGAAGTCAACACTGGCGTTATCACAGAAGAAGCGGCAGAAGGCTTTCGTGAAGATACGAAACCCGTAGCAGTTGGCGAAATGGCAAACTATGTCAGCGCGATTTCAAGAACCAAAAAGTTTTAATTTGATAAATAATAAACTAATCCTAAGGATAAAGGGAGAATAAAATGTTAGCTGAGGAACTAAATAACAAGTGGAAGCCAGTGCTCGAGCACTCGGATCTTCCAGAAATTAAAGATGCTCACAAGCGCCTTGTCACTGCGACAGTGCTTGAGAACACAGAGCGCGCACTTCGCGAAGCTGGTGGCGGACAGCAATTGCTTGGTGAAGCTGAATCTACCAATACTGTAGGCAGCGGAAATATTGCAAACTTCGATCCGGTACTGATTTCGCTCGTACGTCGTTCGATGCCAAATCTAATTGCTTATGATGTTTGCGGCGTTCAGCCAATGAACGGTCCAACCGGGCTTATCTTTGCAATGCGTTCGCAGTATGCTAACTCGTCAGATCCGAGTGTTGCAGAAGCATTCTACAACGAAGCCAACACAGGTCACGCTTCGCGTCTCGGTGCTGGTCTTAGTTTTGCAAACACCGGTGCTGGTAGTGCAACTGCGGTTGGTGCTAACACTGTTGGTACAGCTCCTGATTCGGCAAATAACGCTGGCAATACATTCTACAACTACACCATGGGTCTTCTCGTTGGTTCGGCTGAATTGCTCGGCGCCAACAGCACTTTCATCTTCCCGGAAATGGGCTTCTCAATCGAGAAGGTTACCGTATCTGCAAAGACACGTGCTCTGAAGGCAGAATACACACTCGAACTCGCACAAGATCTGAAGGCAATTCACGGTCTTGACGCAGAATCAGAACTTTCGAACATCCTTTCGGGAGAAATTCTTGCTGAAATCAACCGTGAAGTTGTTCGCTCGATCATCATCACTGCTGAAAAGGGTGCATCCGATGGTACCACAACTGCTGGTATCTTCGATCTCGACACCGATTCAAACGGTCGTTGGTCAGTTGAAAAGTTCAAGGGTCTTCTGTTCCAGATCGAACGTGAATGCAACCAGATTGCAAAACAAACACGTCGCGGTAAGGGTAACGTAATCATCTGCTCATCAGACGTTGCTTCGGCACTTCAGATGGCAGGCGTTCTTGATTACGCTCCTGCATTGAACACATCTTCGTTGAATATCGACGACACAGGCAACACGTTTGCTGGTGTTATCAACGGTCGCATTAAGGTCTATATCGATCCTTATGCTGGTACAAACTTCTTGGTAGTAGGCTATAAGGGTTCGAATCCGTTCGACGCCGGTCTCTTCTATTGCCCATACGTTCCGCTTCAGATGGTTCGTGCGGTTGATCCAGGTTCGTTCCAACCGAAGATTGGCTTCAAGACACGTTACGGCATGGCACCGAATCCATTCGCCAAGGGTACAGTTGCTGCCAACGCAACAGCTACTCTCGAGCAGGATTCGAACAAGTACTATCGTCGCGTTCTTGTTAACAACTTGATGTAATAAGAGTTGGAATAACCAACCTAAAAACTGGAAGGGGAGTCGAAAGGCTCCCCTTCTTTTTGGCATGTACAATATATAAATAGTGTGTATAATGGGTATTGCAGCCAAAGGAAAGATATGACAGCCGTAAATAATATAAACAAAAACTTTCTGTCACCTTTAGGCTATAAGTTTACTTTGGCTCGAGCGCCTGCGATCAGTTACAATGTACAGACTATTCGTTTTCCTGGTGTACAGATGAGTAACGGCGAGAGTCCAACTCCGTTCGTTCCGATTCCAGTCACAGGTAAATTGACTTATAGCCCACTCGATTTAACGTTTCGAGTCAATGAAGATATGACAGATTATCTCGAGATCTATAACTGGATGGTGGCTCTGGCATCGCCTACTAGTTTTGACGGTTATAGGACTTTGCAGAATTCTCAAGTTGGCGGCACATCTACTTTGTATTCAGATCTTAACTTGCAGATTATGAATAGTAGCATGAACTCGAATATTATGATAACTTTTTATGATGCGTTTCCAATCAGCATTGGAGATATTGAGTTTAATAGTACAGATACTAGTGTCAATTATATAGAATGCAGTGTAGAGTTTAAATATCTAAGGTATGATATCGAAGTTTTATAGGATGAGTTATGAAAATTGATGACATTTATGCAGAATGGGAAAAAGATTCCCAGATTAATCGCTCTGAGCTCGGCGACGAGGCGCTCAACATTCCAAAGCTTCATCACAAGTATTTTAAGATCTTTACGCATGAGCGTCTGCTGCTTCGTAAGCAAGAAGTCGAACTCAAGCAACTGAAACTTGAAAAGCTAGAGTTCTACACTCTCGGACCGACAGAAGAGTCTCATGAGAAAGGTTGGCGCTTACCGCCACAGGGCAAAATACTGAAATCTGAAGTGAATAACTATATCGAAGCAGACAAGGATATGGTAAATCTATCATTGAAACTCGGCATTCAGCACGAGAAGATCGATCTCCTTGAATCCATTATCAAGTCTCTCACTGCTCGTGGTTTTAATATTAAGGCAGCAATCGAGTGGGAACGTTTCAAGGTCGGTATTTAATGAGTTCAGTGCACCTTAAATTTATTAATAATGTTCACGTCAAAGTGGAGGCAGAACCATCGACTGTCATGGAATTGGCAGACGAGTTCACGTTCTATGCAGAGAATTATAAGTTCCATCCAAAATATCGAGCGAGAATGTGGGATGGTAAGATTCGTCTTATTAATAATCTGACCGGACAGGTATACGCTGGATTAGCAAGACATATCAAGAAATTCTGCGATGCTCGAAACTACACGTTCTCGTTTGACGAGCAGTTGTACTATGATGGTGTTTCTGAGCACGAGCTCAGAGAATTCATATATACTCTTGGGATTCCTGAAAAGTATACCATCAGAGATTATCAGTTTGATTCTATCTTGAAATGTATTCGATCGAATCGAAGAACGTTGGTATCGCCGACTTCTTCTGGTAAATCTCTGATGATCTACATTCTAATGAGATGGTATCAAAAGCATAAAGCTTTGATCATTGTTCCTACCATCGGTCTCGTCAATCAGATGGAGAGTGACTTTCGAGATTATGGATATACGGGTGATATTCATATGTCGACTCAAGGTTTGAGTAAGTCGAATGATATTGAATGTGATATGGTCGTGACGACGTGGCAGTCATTGAACAATGGTAAGAATAAGATGCCAAAACCTTGGTATCAACAGTTCGGAGTCGTCTTCGGAGATGAGGCTCACGGAGCAAAAGCGACTTCGCTTATACAAATTCTTAGCAGTCTTACTGGTTGCAAGTATCGCTTTGGTACTACTGGAACTCTCGATGGTACACTTCTTAACGAGACAACAATCGAAGGTCTCTTCGGTCCAAAATATAAAGCCGTCAGTACAAAAGATCTTATGGACCAAGGATACGTATCGAAACTCAAAATTAAGTGCATCGTTCTCAAGTATGATGAATCAACTAGCCATGCAGTCAAAGGAAAGACATACCAAGAAGAGATCGATTTCCTCATCAATTGCGACGCTCGAAATAAATTTATTCGCAATCTCAGTCTCTCGTTAAAAGGCAATAAACTTGTTTTCTTTCGAATCGTGGATCATGGCAAAACACTCTATGATCTCATCACTAAAAGTACAAATCATAACGTTTTTTATATTGATGGTTCTGTCAGCGGTGATACTCGAGAATCGATACGAAAGGCGATCGAAGAAGAAGAAAATGCCATTCTCCTCGCATCGCTCGGTACTACATCGACTGGAGTTAGTATCAATCGGTTACATCATATGATCGCCGCTTCTCCATCGAAATCGAAGATTAAAGTTCTACAGTCTATCGGTCGCATGCTTCGGATACATGAATCAAAAGAACAAGCTGTGCTTTATGATATTGTCGACAATCTCTCTTATAAATCTCATCAAAACTTTACTCTTCTTCACTTTATTGAACGTACGAAGATTTATGATGCAGAGCAGTTTGACTACGAAATTTATAATGTGAAAGTTTAATATGATAAAAGTAACACATCTTATTAGCGGCGAAGTTCTTATCGGAAAAGTTGAAGAAAATCAAAACGAATATATTATTACGCATCCATTCCTAATGGAAATTATCGACGACTCAAATGAAAGTTCTGGTATTCGTATGGATTATTTGTTAGCATTTTCGAAAGATAACTGTGTACATATAAAGAAAAATGCTGTATTGTATAACTATAATCCTTCAGATAGAATGGAAGAATATTATAGTCGACTCTCCGAATTTACGGCCAAACGTGAGAATGATGAAAGTCTAAAACAAACCCTCGAGGGTATGGATGAGATGGAGCGTAAATTGCAATCTCTCTTGACACAAAGACTCGTAGGAAAAAGTACAATAAATTGAGAAGGTTGAATGATGATTAAAAAGAAATCGACTACCCATTATATCGATAATAAACTATTCTATACTGAGATGGTCAAGTTCTGGAATTCTTGTCAAGAAGCGAAGAAGAATGGTGAACCGAGACCAGCTATTCCAAATTATGTAGGCAAATGCATTATGTTGATTGCGCAGCGCCTTTCAACTCGACCTAACTTTATCGGATACTCGTATCGTGAAGAAATGGTAGGAGATGGTATTGAGAACTGTCTGACATACATTCATAACTTCAATCCAGAAAAATCTTCGAATCCATTCGCTTACTTTACACAGATCATTTACTATGCATTCTTGCGTCGAATTCAAAAAGAAAAGAAGCACACATACATCAAGCATAAAGCTTTTGAGAATAGTATGATCATGAATACACTCGTGGATATGGCACCAGAAGATCGATCACACTTTAATGCAGCATTTGTCAATGTCTCAGAAAAGCTTGGCGAATTAGTAGAGAAGTTTGAAGCAAAGAAACCACCAAAGCCAGTCGAAAAGAAAGGCGTAGAGAAGTTTATTGAGGACGAAGAAGATGAAGGATAATGTTCCAGTTCTGGTTCAACAGATCAGAGAAAACATGCTGAATGAAAAAACGCCTGAACACATTCGGTATAACTACATGATGATCATGGAACTGATTCGCGATTTTGCGGATATGTCTTTACGTGAATATCATAGTGATAAGAAGAAGATTTTTAAATGAAAATTGCTTTGATCACGGATACCCATTGGGGTGCACGCGGAGATTCTGCGGCCTTTGCAGAATATTTTAATAGGTTTTATTATGACTACTTTTTCCCGTATCTTTCTACTAATGGTATTAGCCGCATTTTTCATTTGGGCGATATTGTCGATAGACGAAAGTATATCAACTTTGTCACAGCGAGAAATTTACGGCGATTCGTCGAATACTGTGATACTTCCGACATTCGATTAGACGTGATCATTGGTAACCATGATACTTCTTTTAAGAATACCAACGAAGTGAATTCGATGCGCGAGTTGTTTGATCACTCGACGTATAACATTCATTATTACTCAGATCCAACAGAAGTCGATATCGACGGCTTGAATATCGCCGTACTTCCTTGGATTTGTTCTGGCAACTACGATGAAAGCATGGAGTTTATCGATAAGACTTCTGCGCAGGTTTTATTTGGGCATCTTGAGCTTGCTGGCTTCGAGATGTATAAGGGTGCAGTGAATGATCATGGATTTAGCGCTAGCATGTTTGATAAGTTTGATGTCGTGTGTAGTGGGCATTTCCATCATAAGTCCACGCGTGGTAATATCAATTATCTTGGCGCACCCTACGAAATGTCTTGGTCTGATTATGATGATCCAAGGGGTTTTCATATATTTGACACAGACACTCGTGAGCTAACATTCATACAGAATCCTTATACGATGTTTCAGAAGTGGTTCTATGATGATGCCAAATGGCCCAACTTCGAATCGATTCACAAGTTAGATTTTAGTTCGGTCAAGGGTAATTATATCAAAGTGATTGTCAAGAATAAGAACAATCCTTTCTGGTTCGATACATATATTGATAAGCTCGAAAAGGCAGGTGCTCTTGACATACAGGTGGTCGAAGACAATCTTAATCTTCAACTGGAAGATGACCGTGATATTGTCAATGAAGCGGAAGATACACTCACAATCCTCACCAAGGTAGTCGACCAATGGGAAACTCCAGTGGATAAAAAAAGATTGTACAATTTCTTAACAACGCTGTATGGTGAAGCTTTAAGCGTGGAGTAATCATGATTTATTTTAACAAACTCCGATGGCAGAATCTTCTGTCGACTGGAAATCAAATGACTGAGATCCAATTGGATCGCAGCAAGTCGACACTCATTCTCGGTGAAAATGGTGCAGGCAAGTCGACGATCTTGGATGCGCTTTCTTATGTCTTGTATGGTAAAGCTTTCCGTAACATCAATAAGCCTCAGCTTG